CGTCATATGGTGAAGAACCCTTATAACCAACAACATAGTAGTGGTTGCTGGAAACGTTTGCTGAATAAGGATCAACATAGACCTTAATTCTGCCGTTCATGGTTCCTACTAGGAGGTTGCCAGTGTCATCAACTTCACCGATGGAAGGACCACCAGCACCTGATAGACCTGAAGAGTAGTCAAGAGTGCCACTCATAGCAAGAGCAGAAGCAACGTCAGCAGAAGTGACGATGAAGTTGCCCTTTCCTCTACGAGTTTCTTGAGCGATAGCGTTAGCATCACGCTCGATCTGGAACATTAGACCCTTGAACTTCTCAACTGACCAACGACCGTTTGAATCAACATCGAGGTCGAAGATACCAGCGTTAGCAACGTTGTTCTTAGCACCAGGCTTAGCAACGGTGTAGATGGTTCTTACAACTTCGCGGTTGATTTCAGCAAGGATCTCGCTTGAAAGAAGGTTAGCGAGCTCTTGCTCAGCATCAAGACCATGGATTGCCTTGAGGTCTTGTGCTAGTTCTAGAGTGTACTCAGCGCGTAGTGCTCTGGTCTTAGCAGTAACCGCAGTCTTCTCGATGCTGAAATCCATTTCGTTGAATAGATTGCCAGCGCCTGAACCTAGGGTTTCTGCGTCGTCTCTAGCAATGCCACCAGCATACTTCTCATAGGTGCCAGGTGTGGTGTCGTTTAGGAGACCTGGGTTTGCATCGGTAGTGCCACCATCGCCAAGAGGAACGATAGCATCGTTGTATGCAGCAGGACCCTGCTGGTTGCCAGAGAAGTTAGCGTCAGGCTCGTTGTAGAGTGCCTCAGCACCTGCACGAGTGTTGTAGTGTGACTTCATTGCAAAGATTAGTCCAGTAGGACCGCTCATTGGTTGAACACCACAGATGTCGTATGCTACAAGGTTAGGTGCAGCACGACGAATTAGGGAGATCATAACAGGATCGAAACCTGCAAGACCACCAGTTTTGGTATCTAGACCGCTACCAGATAGTGCGTTGACGCCGATAGCACCAACAGTGCTAGCTTCGTTGATCATACCGCGCTCTTCGCGTAGTTGTCTTTCTGTGTTTTCTAACAGAACAGCGGTAACAGCCTTTCTATAATTGTCCTTGATTGCGCCAGCGCCTTCATGACCTAGAACAGGTGACCACTTTTCGGTTAGAGCTTGTGCGTTAAACATTTGTTTGCTCCGTTTAAAAAGTGTTGTTATTATTTGGACCAGCGATCGAGTGCTTGGAGATACGCTGCGATAGCAGGCGATACTTCCTCTGCACCTTCTACTGGGGTTTCATCTGCAACCGATGCGGGGGCAGCGATTGTTTCTTTGAAGTAAGACTCCTTGATGGTTTTAACCTTCTTGGCGAATGACTCTTCCGAGACAAACTCTAGACCCTCAGCAAGTGCTGCGAGTTTTTCTTTCTGAGTATCTGCTAGTCCTTCCGAAACAGTGTTCAGAATGTTGATTTTTGCAGTCTCATTCAGACGATTTTGTAGCTTCACATTTGCCTTAACCTGTTCGTCAAGACGCTCTTCCATTTCACGAATTGTGTCAGCCATACCTTCAACCACATCAACTTTCTCGTCGGGGATTGAGATATAGTGCTCTTCAAAGAGACCCTTCAGACCTGCAATGAAGTCTTCGGTAATCTCATTTCTGATGCCACGGTCAATAGCAACTTGATTTTGCTCCATCCATTGACCGATAGCGTAGTTCACTGTGCCATCTACTTCCTCGGAAAGTTCTGCCTTAGCAGCTTCTACTTGCTTTTCGAGTTCGGTAGCAAAGTGTTCTACAAGTCTGTCATACTCTGCGGAGAGTTTTGCTGTTACAGCTGCTTCGAAGATTGTCTTTGCCTTCTCAGCAAACTCTTCAGAGAGTTCGGTGCCCTCAAGGAGAGCAGCGATGTCGTCTGACATATCAATTTCAAATCCAGCGTGGATTGGATATGTCACTGCTCCACCCATCTTGGTGATGCCGTATGCTGCGGCAACATCAACAGATGGTTGGGTTCCTTGATCACCAGCATCTTTTTTAGATGCTAGTTGAGGATCACCAGAAATTTGCGAGATAGGTGCCGCTGCTTTAGCGCCAGGGTTCTCCTCGCCGTCATCATCGTGCTCGTTAGGAGTAGTAGAAGTGCCGCCTAAATCAGCAGCAGCTTTCTGTCCAGGAGCAACGCCTGGTTGAACTGAGGGCATAGGATCCTTTCCGCCAGCACCTGAAGTCTGTGCGTCAGAAACCTGAGAGGGCTCACTACCTGTGCCAGGAATAATGTTAGCAGAAACCGTTGGCATAGGATCGCCAGCTTCCACAATCACCTTTTGCTCGGTAACGAACTCCTCAAATTTTTCGTTTAGCATATCTGACATTTGAGTTTACCTCGTAATTTCCGTATAATTAATCTAAGTTTATTTATGAAATCATAACTTTCTGAGAAAATCCTCAAAGACTTTGAGGGTTCTCTCTTCCATGTTACGGCGCGTAGCCTCATCCATATATCTGCGGTATTTATCAACTTTTGCTTCCTTGAGAATTCCGTTATCCCAAATCCACTCTTTGCCTTCCATAATTCCGTTAACAAATGCATCAGGTGCGGAAGGATCTGCTACAATATCTGCAGCAGTAGTGAGGAAGAAATCATCGCGGACGATAGAAACATCTTCGCGCTTATCGATGCTTCCCATACCACGGGAGGAAACACCAAGTTGAACACCCTCGCCAAGTAAAGACTTAGCGATGTTACCCATCGGCGTATCTAGGATTTGTGCCTTACCGATGAAGTTATGTCCTTCAGCATGAAGATCTACAATTCTGTGTGATACTCTATCAAGGTTAATGGTTGGACCATCAGGGTGACCGAGTTCCCCAAGAGCACGTTTTGGTTTTACATATTCTTCGGTGTATCTCTCTACCTCACGGTTGAGAACATCGAAAGGATACATGCGACCATTACGGTTCTTGAGTTCTGATTGAAGGAAGACACCTTCAATATACAGAAGTTTTTTTCCGTTCTTTTCCTCAGTGAGGATGCGAACGTCTTCAATCTGTTCCGTTATCAGTTTCATCGGTCTCTGTTTCTGTTGGTTCATCAAAGAATGTCTTCGCAACAACCTGCTTATAAGTTGCCATAGCATCGGATGCTTTAGCAAAAAGCAGATCATGAATAGCATCAATAGCAGATGCCCTGTCGTTGTCGCTGATCTTATCAACGATATTTACTACGCCAGGTTCAGGGTTATGTTGTTCCATAATA